AAACGTCAGTACATCAACAGTAGCTTCAAGTGCAAGAGGTGGTAACAAACCAAATTCTAGTTTGTTACCATCAAATTTACGACCACCTGTTGTTGCAGTTTGTGAAGCTTTAACAACATCATCGCTCATTATAGTTTTCCTGTATACTGTGCAACAGCAGGCATATTACCAGTAAATGCGTATGTGCCGATGTGCTGAGTCTTCATCCATGGGCAAAGCCAAACATCACCACCAATTTTACGCCACATCTGACAGAACATATAATCTTCTGAAAGATAACGGTCAGAACCACCACCTGTATAACTATCAACGGTGTCAATCACTGTATCAAAGTATGCATGAATGTATCGTGAACCATCAAAGTGTGCTTGACCAACATGATCTGGTTTGTAACGAATTTGTGGAAACGCCTCAGCCATTTTATCAAACACATGGCGTTTAATCATCATATGCCCTGTGCCGATTTCCATTACTTGTAGTGGCTCTGATACTTGAAATTGTTGTGTGCCTTTTACCACATTGAACACATATTCACCAACAAGATTTTCAAGTTCGCGTGGATTCAAATCTGGATGACGGCGGGCTGTGTCAGCAATGTTATTCCAGTTGATTGATTTTTTAGGATAAGGACCGCCAATTACATCCTTATCAAGTGCCATCAATGCAACGATATCATTCGGATCAAAATGAATATCCGAATCAAGAAACATTAAGTGTGTATAGTCTGTGCGTAGAAATTCATCTACAAGATAATTTCTTGCTCTTGTGATGAGAGATTCGTTGAAGAGAAATGAGAACTTGACTTCAATACCATATTTGATCATCACAGTTTGTAGATCAAGGCATGATTTCATGTAGAGTCCGTGATTCATACCACCATACATTGGTGTAGCCACGAACAATTTATTTTTTCTTAGTTCTTCAAGATTGACTTGTATCTGCATAATTTATCCATGAAAAAAGAGTGAGAACATATAATATATATACGCTCTCACTCAATCGTTTTAGCCTTTATTAGGCAAATGCTTGACCACCAAGAACAGCATGTGCCATTGCAATCATTTCTCTTGTTGGTTTACCAAGACGGTAGTAAGTGATTGTCTTACCGTTGTCAAGAGTTTTCTTATTGGTATAAATGCAGTGACCTTCTGAACGAAGTTCTTCAATGCGGGCACCGACATTGGTAATACCAAAACGGGAACGAATTTGTGCGGCAGTAAGCGTGTTATAACCAGAATCTTTGGAAAGATAGTTTAGAATTTTCTGTTTAGCAGACATTCAATTTACTCCATAAAAAATAGTCGCACGAAAAATGGATTTGTAGAGGCGACCTTTCTCTACATGCTTAACATTATATAAAAAAAAGAGGGAGTGTGTCAACACTCCCTCAGGCAAAGATGTAAAATTAAGCAAATGTTGCCGCTTGATCCGACCAACGATTACCTTTTTTGTTGTTATACTCAGCGCAAACAAGTTGACCGTTTTCAATGGTAGTTTCACCACCTAGATCGTGTGGTAGAATGTGATCGGCTTGCCACTTTTTGTGATTGTTAATCTCATGTTCTGGAATTTCTTTACCAGTTTTAGGGCAAACACCATCTTGTTTTGACCATAATTCATACTTCTGTGCTGGTGTATAAAAACGTTCTTCATCACGTGCAGCCACAAGTTTGCCAAGGCAATCAACTTTATTGAACTCACGCAACAAAGTATCTTTACGTGCAGTCAATTCTGGTGCAGACATGGTAGAATTACAAGAACTGTAAGTACGTGATTCACCACCCGAAGTTGTCATGATTGGTTTGTCATTCGCAACCAAACGATTCTCTGTAGCCATAAACCACTTGAAAAAACCATCTTCATTCAAAATTTTCATGTTGCTATCTTGAATATGTGTAGTCAACATATAAAGATTGAATAGCGTTGATGAATTTTTAAAACCATCATCAGCATATTTTTTCACAAGGCGCAGAACTTCTTTGATGCGTTTTTCTGCACGATTTGTACCACGTGAAACTGCTGAATCATCTTCATAGGCTTTTTTCTTTTCACCTAATTGAATTGATTTTTGAGTGCCAAATGTTGAATAAACTGCCATTGAAACAATGAAGTCATCAACAGAACGACGAACAAGTTGTTTGTCCGTTGGAAAAACTTTCTTCAGAACTGGATGATGTTCAGCAACACGATCACGAACCCAACCAGAAAACGGAACCAGAATAGCGTTTAGTTTTTCTTGAGAGTTGAGAGATACTCCATCATTGATATTCAAAAACAATTGTGTCATATCATAACGTGTGGCATTCGTATATGCAACATAAGCCACTTGTACATATTCATCAACATACTTGCGGAAAATTTTCTTGAATGTATTGTAATTGTCACAAGTTTTGTCAACGTGTACGGTTGTACCATTAGGCAATGTATAATCTCCATGTGCAATGGAAACTTTACCTTCTAAGAATTCATTGATAGTAATTGTACGGTTATTGCCGTCAATTGAAATCCACTCATACCCCTGATCTTGCCAATGTTTAAAATATTTCCAGTCATCTGAACCTTCAATGACATTTTCAAGACACTTTTCAACATTACATAGAACAATTTTTGATGGCGCCATGCCGGTAACAAGTGATGTTACGAATGCAGTTTTTACATCATCAGGCCATCGTGCAGAGGATTGGAAAGAAAGGTCAAGACCTGTTTTTTTACGCAAATCTAAAAGTTGCGGATCAACAAGTTTGAAGGATGCATTGTAGCAATGCAGTGTATTGAACTTCATGTTTTCTCCTAGTTTATTTTCTGACCATTAGTCAGAGTTCAAAAAAAGTATCACTTACTTAAACGTTGTTTGTTCAGTGATACAAATATAATCCTAACGGAGAACTAAGTCTCCGTCAAGAATTAAAACGGAATTTCTTCGGTATTTTTAGCAGGTTCAGCAGTGGTTTCTTCTACAACCGCATTAACATCAATACCAGCATCAATTTTGGTATACAGATCAAAGAAGGTTGCCTTAGTATCAGCATCAAAACGATTCAAGCAATAATCAATCGCCTTTTTCTTATCACCGTAGATACCGAAAGTTTTGACAATGTGTACTAAACGGCGGGTAGAGATAACTTCATCACAACCACCATCAGCAAAGGTACTACGAATTACATTTGCCCACGACACTAGATTTTTGGCAAATGTTTCATCAGCACGACCGACAAAATCAAGTTCTTTGTTGATGATTTTCTCTTCAACTTTGGTAGGTGGCCATTCTTGCTCCATTGTATTAGGAAAACGTTCAAGAAACGCCTCATTCAACACATTGGTAAACATATAACGACCATCTTCAGAGCCTTTACCTTTTGTATTCGCAGTAGCAAACACGGTAAAACCAGGTGCAGGTGAAACCAGTTCGTTCTTTTTCTTTAGCAAGAATGGTTTACCCTCAAGTACCCGCTGTAAGCACGACAAATTTTGTGCGCCGTAATCAATCTCATCAATACAGAGTACAGCACCCTGGCGGGCTGCAACGGTAACAGGACCATCACGCCATTCCATCTGACCGTTGATTAGAACATAGTTACCAAGCAAGTCACCTTCATCAGTATCAGGTGTCATTGATACGCAAACGAATTTACGTTTTGCTTTGGCGCAAGCCTGTTCAATGCTCATGGTCTTACCGTTACCAGATTGACCAGTAATGAACACAGGGAAGAATTGATTTGATTTAACAATTGACAATACATCTTCAAAGTTGCCAAAAGGAACATAGTTGCTATATTGAGAAGGAATTAAATTCTCAATTTCAAGGTCTGTTGTCACATTTGCAATGCGATTACCTTGCACTGGTTCGGGCTTACTCATAGGTATAACCTGTGCCACCATACTGATAGCAGGAGCAGCACCAGAGGCGCCAGGAACACGATACACACCACGTTTGACCTTATTAGACTCATCATTGGTGAACCAGTAGGGAATCGCAAGACCAGCATTAGAAGCAATATCTTTCACTTCTGACAATGTTACTTCAGATTTACCAGTTGCAATAATAGCATCAAGAAACGCTTGGCGTTTGTCAGCACGACTTGTCATAATATAAATTCTCCATCACATTAGGAACTACCATTATAAAGAGATACCGCCACTTTGTCAAGCAGCGGTATGTTATCAAACTGCTATCATACCGATGAACCGTGAAACTAGAACCCGATTGACTTGACGATTCTTGGTAAACTTAGAAAACGCCTTAGTCAAAGTGGCTGTGGTAACTTTTGATGGTGCTTCAAAATCTTCATCATCCATATCAAGTTCATTACCACCAGGCAGAAGAAAGAATGATTCATAGCCAGCATTCTTTGATTCTAGAAACTTTTCTTTACGTAGAACCTTGATATACTTTGAATACGCTTCTTTCAATTGATAGTAATTTGCTCGTTCATCTTTGCGTAGTTCATTGAGTTCAGTATTGAACAAACGGCGGCGCACTGCACCTTTCATTGCCGAGTTTGTTGCAAGATAGAAGCCAATGATTTTTACACCAGTTGTTTTTGTCAACCAGTTAGAAATTGCAACACGAACACCATCTTCTTTTTTTGAAACTCCTTGCTGAATTTTGTTTTTCTTATCGCACAGAAAAACATTTTGATAGTCTGCATTAAAGAAGGATCGGTTGTATGATGCACCTATTGCGTTAAACGAATGAATTTCATCAGCATCACCGTCATGTACCACACACAGATTCACAATATCAAGATTGTTGACTGTCTTGAATTCGTTGATCAATGGTTGACAAGCAATCAATGCCTCAGTCATTGGTGTGTTAGACAATGAATCTGAAGGTGGACGATAGAAGTTATTACGAATACCGTAACGGCACGACCATGCATCCATGAGACATAGAATATTCTTAACAGCTTTTGAAAATTCTGAGTTACTCATTTTGGAATTAATCATCTCACGCAGATACACCGACGACACCCACATTTCACGTTCATTTTCACTAAAGCAACCGTAAGTGTGTGTAGGGTCTACAACGATTTCTTCAGGAAAATCTTTGTCACGAATGTGATCCGCATTACCAAAACCATACGCAGAAAACGGGATGTTTACTTTACGGCAAAACATAGCCAGAATAAGAACCTGTTCATATGATGCAG